AGGCAATTCTTTTTTCTCACGATGTAAGAAACGCCAATGAGGAAGTTCTACTGGAGAATCCAATGGATCTCCTTGAGTAATTCCTAAGAGATAACATGCTAACATAACATAAGATGAACCACGTCCAGGACCAACAATACTTTCAGATTCATTCCAAGCAATATCTATAATTTTAGTCATGGTTAAAAAGTAAGATGAAAGTCTTTCTTCAATTCTTTCAGACACTAACCAAATTTCTTCACATTCTATTTCTAATCTTTCAAGATGGTTTTTATACCAAACTCCTCCATTTATTTTTCCTAATTCAAAAAGTTTATTAGTTAATAGACTAATAAAATAATTATCGTCTTCATATTGTGAAGTAAAAAATTTACAAATGTTTGGATATCTTAAACCAGGAGGGATTTTTCCTCTAGGATAATCTTTTGGAATTGGTGATCTAGGAACTACTTGATTACGTTTAAAAGAATACTCTTTACACTTATTCATTATTTCAATAGTGTTAAGACGAATTTCTTCTAAATTATCTTTTGTAAAATATTTCATATACTCACAAATCTCTTCCCAAGACATCATATAGGTTGCTGAATAGAAAGCATCTACTTCGCGCTCTCCCTCATTTGCATTAAGAAATGCTTTATGAATTTTACGATCTTTTTCTGTTAAATAATGACTATCTGTTGTTATTATAATTTTAATATTATGGTATTGCGCGAACTTCAGTGCTAATTTATTATAAAGTATTTGATCCATTTGATTTGATGGTTGGATTTCAATATAGAAATCTTCACCAAACATCTCTTTGCACCAATCACAAAAATTAAGTAATTCTTCTTGTTTTTCAATATCTTTTAATCCTTGAATCAACAGATGCGCAAAAAGACTTCCAAGACATGCTGTTGAAGCTATTAAATGACCTTTGTTGTCTTTAATAACTTCTTCTATATCTGAGTAGTATGTGGGAACTCTTTCAATATATTGTCTAAAACTACGTTTCCATGCTAGACTGCTAATTTTCCTTAATTGCTCATGACCAATTTCATCTTTTGCAAGAAGAATAAAATGCCAATATCTATCTTCTCCTTTTATATAATTGTGTCTATTTAAACCATTACGAACAAGATAAATTTCATTCCCAAGAATGAGTTTAAAATTATTTAATTTTTCCTTTTCTTCATCTGTTTTAGCTTCTTCTCTTAATTCTTTTAAATAAGAAGAGATTTTAATATGACTACTAAGGGTATCATGATCTGTTACTGCAACACCAAATAAACCAAGTTTTAATGCTTGATCTATTAACTGATTCTCTTTAATTGTTGAATCAAGTAAACGGACATTGCTATAATGTGTATGATTGTGTCCTGAAAAATAACTCATTGATTTTTACTCTTTATTTTTTTATCTATTTTAATTTCACTAGAGTCAATTATAATATCAGAAATAATTTCAGTATTGATTAGACTTTTTTTATTTTTAAAATTTTCAATCTTTTCCGGTTTTAAAAATTTTGGTTTTTTATCTCCCATAATTAATCTCCTATTAGATTTTTATTTTTGATAAAATAATATCTGACTGTCCCCAAAAATTTGGTTCTCCACTTATACTATAATTTAATTCTTTCAAAAACTTATCTGTAACTTTTATTAATTCTTCTTCATTTGATATTAATGAAAGTTCAAAAATTATCGTATCAATATCTAATTTTTTATTCTTTACCATTTTATAAACTTGTTGTAAAATTATATGATCATGTCCTTCAGTATCAATTTTTAATTGATTTATTTTTTTAATTTCATATATTTTACAAAGTTCATAAAAAGTAATTATATCACATTCAATTATTTCACTAGGAACATTAATAATAACTTCTGTTCCATTTAAAATACTACTTCCACCCAATGAAATATCATAAGTGTTTGATATTTTTAAAATTTCTTCTTCTGTTAAATATTTAAGATTTTTATTTTCACAAATTGGAACAGACATAGATCCTTTTCTATTTGAATCGGATATCGCATAATTTGCTTTTATTATTGTTTTAGAATTTGGAATAATATCTAAATATTTTTTTATTGGTTCAACCAATATACCTATAGAGTTTAATCCAAATTTATCTATTGATGTCGCAAAATACGAAGTTCCTATATCTACAAATTCATAATTCATTTTGTACCCCAACCACTATTATAATTATATTATACCATAAATATCAATAATTGTCAATTATATTTAAAGAATGTATTGTCACCAATTTCTGCTACTAATATTTTTCCTTTCCCTTCTTTATAACTATAACTAGCATAAAAGAATAAACAATCATTTGGTAAATTCTTTTTACCTAAAATAGCATCATCAACAGCTTGTTTAACTGTATCATTTATTCTATTATAATTTTTATTAGACCAAACCGAAAATTGTCCTGAAGCAGAAACAACCTTTAAAATTGTATTTGGAAATTCATTACTTTCTACTCTATTTATAATGACTGTAGCTACAGCTAAGCAAGCTTCATAATTATTTGAGTTAGCTTCCAAACTCACAACTCTATAAAATTCTTTAAGTTCATTTTCCGAAACATCTGTAGTAATTATTTCAGATTCAATTTTAGAACCAGATCTTGAAATGGTTTTAGTTTCTAAAATTGTTTTCTCAAGTTGCTCTTTGAGAAAGATATTATTTTCCTGTAGTTCTTCATTTTTTTCTTCTATTTCTCTTAGGTACATTATAAGATCTAGTTTTTCATTTTGTAAATCTTGAATTATGTATTTTTGAGACTCATTTTTTTGTTCTAATTTAAAATTTTCATTTCTTAAATTTAAATTATAAACAATTGAGGATATTATTAAGATTGCCGCAAGAAGAAATAATAGAATTCTCTTGATCAAAAAATCACTCCTAAAATATATTACTTGTATCTTTTATTATATAATCATCAATTAAAATTTGGGAGGTAATATTTCCACCCCATTCATTACAATTTGCTTTTCCAAGAATTGTTATTGAGAAACCATTTTTACAAGATTTTATTTTATTAATTAAATTAGTATCTTTAAATCTTATATAGGTAATATTATTATATATAAATTTTACAGTATCTTTATTTTGTCCAATAAAAGAAACATCTTCTGGGAATAGTTGAATGTCTTTTACAACAATTGTAGGTTCTTCAACTCCTTGTCCCCAAATTGATTTAAGTTCATTTAATTCTTTTATTGTAGTTTCAAAGTTTTCTTTACTTGAATAAATTAAGTCAACTTCATAAACATTTTCATTAAACTCAACATCTTTTAATTTAGTATTTGAATAATCTATGAGTTTTTCAACATTATCTGTATGAATACTTAATCCAAATGCATTTTGATGCCCTTCTACATATTCAAAAAGTTTACTTTCTCCAAAAAATTTTTTTAGATCTTTCAACTCTGTAGAATTACTACCCCGAGCACTTCCGCGCCAGAAACCATCATTATTTAAACGAGCAACAATTGTTGGTTTCTTATATTTGGTTAAAAAATTCATTGCGATGAGACCAGTTAAAGTACTATCAAAAGTTTCATTATCTTCAACATTAACAAAAATAATTTGATTTTTAAACAACTCATTTTTTTGAATCTTGATATCAAGATCTTCAATAGCTTTATCTTTTAGTCTGTTTTGGCGACTTCTGGCATTGACGCAATTACGAACTGCTTGTTGCGCAACTGTTTCAAAATTTCCTTTATCACCCCTCTTTGTTGATGGGATTATTTTATCTCCACCAATGAATGCTTCAAAGAGTAAACTCTTTTCAGCCTCTGTGCCTACTCTTATGATGGCGTTTACTAATGGTACTATATAAAACGCAATAGCGGTTGGGGTTAATTTTGTTATATCTCCAATTGAATAAGATTGTTGTTCTATTAGTTGTTTAAGACCAATGTTTTGAATGTTTGAAAGTCCTCTTTTTATTATTGATCTATTTTCATATTCTCTTAAATCCATCATGTCTCCTATAATAGAGACTGCGGCAAGATCAATAAATTTTTGACTTTCATGTATTCCTAATATCTTATCCATCATTTCTATAAACTTATAAGTGATGCCACCACCAGAAAGATATTTATTAGGATATTCACATAATTGATTATTTACAATTATAGCATCCTGACTTATTTCATCTGCAAGGTGGTGATCTAAAACGAGAACATCAATTCTCATTTCTTTTAATAGTTTATGCTCTTTTATATTATTAGTTGCCGAATCGGGAAATACTGCTAAAGAAACATCATCTGGTATGAAGTTTAAATTAATTCCATGATGTTTCCCATCATGAACTTGCCAAACTATTTCTATATTCGGACTTATTGTTTTTATATAATTATAAAAGATCGCTGAAGACATATATCCATCTAAATCACTATCCGGTTGTAAATAAATTTTACTTCCTTTTTTTAAGTGATTAATAATATTATAACATGCTTTCTCAATATTGTCAAGCATCTCTGGTTTATATTCATCTAATTCACTACCAATAATATATTTTTCTGGGTCTTTAATTCCTTTCTTTTTTAAAATATCTTTAGTAATATTTTCTTTATCTAATTCGTATTTTAAGATATACTTCATTAATAGTTCCTCACAAAACGACGTTCTGACACGAGTTTTTCAAAAATTTCCTTTCCTTGATCTATTGGAGAATTTTTATATTTTAATAATTTTTTTTCATCAAATATAAAACTCATTGTACAATAATGGTTATATTTTTTACATAAATCATAAAGTTTATTGTAATATTTTTCTTCTTCTTCTTTTGTTTCAAATTGTCTATCAAAACAGATTACAACTTCCTTTACATTACAATTTTTTTTCAATAACATTAATTGGAATTTATTAAAAGAACTCCCGCAAACCGATACCGAACAATTAATATTTGGATAGTTTGATTGAAATTGTAAACATGATTTTTCTCCCTCAAAAACATAAACAATTCCTTCTCTTTTAATATTATCTTTAGATATATTTAACCCATATAAATTAAATGACAATGGGTGAGAATATAATTTACCTCCAAGAGATAATGGGACATATTTACCATATTCTATATCTTCTTTTTCAATATTACGAACTCGTATACCAATAAGGGAGTTATCAATACTAAAGTGTGGTATAATGATTTGATTACGATATTGATAAAATCGTATGTTATACTTTCTAATAGATTCATAATTAATTCCTTCCTTTTCCCACATTTTTATTCTTCTATCTTCAAAGAAGTTTAAAATTGAATTACGAATTGGTTCATATTCATAGGAAATTATTGAGAATTTTTTTAATAGTGGTTTTTTATAACTTAGTGTTTTTTCAAAATTATCTATATCTAAATTAAATTTTTGAGAAATTTCTTCAACAATTTGGAATAAATTTTTATTATTTCCGTTAATTTTTTCAACTCTTTGCCAAAGATCAAATATATCAAAACTTTCATCACATTCAGTATAACAGCGAAAAAGTGATGTTTCAGGATAGTAATAGAGTTTCATACTTTTATCATGATCGCGCGGATTATGACAAATAGTTGGGAAAATAATATATTTTCCTTTATTTTCATATGTTTCTGCGCCAAGACTTAAAACTAATTCTATTACTTGTTCTACTGTTAGTTCTTTTTTTATTTCTTGAAAGTTTATTGACATTTTATTCATCCCAATCTTCAAACTTATATTTTAAAACACCTATAGATTGCTCATTGAATAATTCATCAGTTACAAATATATCTTCCATTCGACAAGTTCCTAAATCTATACAAGACCAAATTCTGATATTTTTATATCTTCCTCGTCTATTCTTGTAAACATCAGTTACATGAGTGGGTTTTTTATATCCTTGCATTTGTATTAATTTTGAAAGAGCTTCTAATTCATTTGGCATAATAGGAAGAGTTATATACCCAGCATCACATTTATCAATAATTCCTTTAGAACCGCGCAACATATTTTGATTTCTAATTCCTAATTTTGCTGCATCTTCCCAAGTTCCATTTAACTGAGTTGAACTTTGCATAAATACATTTAATTCATTTGCCAAATCTTTTAGTTTTGTTGATAACATAACTAAAATAACATCTTCACGAACATTTTGTCCTTCAAACTCTCTAAGTAATGAGGGGCTTGAGAAAATATAATCGTAAAAGACGTGTGTAATTTTGTGATTTCTAACTTGATTTCTAATACATGCAGTTACTCCCTCAATTGTTGGATCTGGAATATGTTCCCAATAAAAATTTTCATTAAATTCTTCTGCAATTTCTATTGCTCTATTAACTCTTTCTTCTTCATCATTTTCATAATGATGATAAAGTATTTTTTCTTCATTCACATCTGATAAATAAGCCCAAATCATTGTTTGTATTTCATCAACACTCATTTCTGTTGTTATATATAATACTTTTTGATTAAAACCTGTTTTTATCCACTTTTTAGTTTTTTTATTATATCTGGTTGGAAAAGCTAATCCACAACCATCTGCTACAGAAAGTCTAGATTTTCCCACTCCACTTGCTCCAGATCTTAAATAAAATTTAGTTGATCTAGCTCCTCTTAATATAGTATTCAAGTATTCTCCTTGTAATGGAAAACCAACTTCAGGAGTCTTTTTTAATTGTGCTTGTAACTCTCTCATACCATCTGAAATTAATCCTCTACTTCCAGATAGTCGACCAACATAATCTGCTTCAAGTTTTGAGTAATCTTCTAAAATAATATCAAAAATATCTTTTAAAGATAATTTATCAAACTGTTCTTGCATTTTACGTTGTTTTTCAAGTGGTAAAATTTCATCAGTATAAATTTTTTTTATCGAATATCCTTTACTTTCAAGGTCGCGCAAAGCACTAAATTTTTTAATTCTATTATAATAATAATAAAAATTTTCTAACTCTGTTATTTCTTCGGCATCTTGTAAATAATTAAAACCTTCATTATCTTTAAATATTTTATGAGCAACTGGATTATGACTTAAATAGGCTTCTATATCAACTGGAGTTATTTTTTCTGCTCCATTCAAATATAAATTGTATATTGCTAAATATATTGATTTAGTAAATTTATCATCAAAATCTTCCTTATCCAATTTAATTCTATCTATCTCTGATAATAACTGTGGTTTTTTAATTAGACAACCAATTATATACATGATTGCTGATATATCATAAAGTTTTTTTACTATATATATCACTCCTCATTAAATAATTCATCCAAACTATTTGACTTTTTATTTTTTTCAACTTTAGTAGTATAAATTTTTACAGTTATTTCTTTTGCTTTATGTTCTAATCCATGTTCTCCAATCCTATTTATTTTTTGTTCTCTGGCTTTAAAATATTCTTGTGCTTCATCATAAACATATGGAATTATTCCAACTCTCTCTTCAGATTTGTTTGGACTATGTTTTTGAACTTCATAAAAGTATTTTAAAGCCTTGAGCATACCATCATAATTATAGCCATATTGTTCTTTATATTTCTTGATTAAACTATTATTTGTCGGTCCAGTAGCTTTTAATTCAAATATTTTGCAAATATATTCATCTAAAAGCATCTTTTCTTTTTTTATTGATGCACAATAAGAATGATACCATTTGCTTTTAATATACTCAGCGCCTACGTCTATGGAACGATCTATTTTTAATCCACATCCACCACATGTAACTATACTCACAACTATATTACCCCCATTTTATATTATATACTATAATTATAACATAAAATAGAATTAAAGTCAATCAATTTGATCAAGGTAGGTTGCAATTTGAGCAGTTCTACTTCTTTCTACTGTGTCTAATTTTATAGCACAAAATAAATCTGCATATTCACTATCTTTAATTTTATATAAAAGTTTTAAACCATTACTATTTTTAAATACAGATCTATCTGTTTGATGAATATCTCCATCAAAAATAATTTTAGTTCCTTCTCCTATTCTACCAATAAGAAGTTTTATATGTTCTTCGGTTAGATTTTGAGCTTCATTAACAAGTATAATTGAATTTTCAATGTTGCGGCCACGTGCAAGGGAGATAGGCATAAGATTAAGAGTACCATCACTAATTCGGCGTTCTATTTCTCCATACTCAAGAATATCAATTAATGTTCCCATAAATAAACTTTCTTTTTCTAAAAGGTTTCCTGGGATTGCAGCAACTTCACGAGTATTTGCTGTTTGTGCGTTATTTGGAACATAAATAATTTTATTAATTTTTCCTCTTTCTAGTTGTTGTAAAGCAAAATTAACTGTCAACATCGACTTTCCAACACCAAAACCGCCAGCAACAACTATAATTTTTATATCATCGTCATAAAGTGCATGTATTAAACATTTTTGTTCAACATTTCTACTTTCTATTTTTTGGTAGAAAGCATTTCTAATAATATAATCTTTTACTTTTACAAATTCATCTTCTTTTTTTATAAATTGAGTAATTGAAGGGTGTCTTTCAGATCCGTCAGTTTGAATTTGTACTTCATTTATATTTTCAAAAATTAAAAATTGATTTTGATGAAAACTGTTTGGATCAAATAATTGTAAACATTCTTCAATATTTTCTTCTGCTCCAATTTGAGTGATTATTGTTCCACTATAAATAGATTTTTCACCATTTGTATATGATTCAGATTTGACTTTATTAAATTTACATTTAAGTTCCAAAGTTAAATCATTAGTTATTAATGTATATTTTTTCTTTTTTGCACATTGAAGTAATATATCGTCTACGGTTTTTTGCCTATAATTTCCCCTTTCTATCACAATTTTATCTAGGTTTTGAGCAATTAATTTTGCTCCCTTTCTAGCTCTATAAGCCAATTCGCCGTTTTCACTTTCTTTCAATCTGTCTAATTCTTCAACGGTTTTTAAATGAACGTGGAGATTTTTAAAATGTTGAAATACGGATGGAAAACGAATGATAACATTAGTATCAATTAAATAATTTTCTGCCACTATTAATCTCCCCATATTTATAATAAAATAGGGAGTTGTTACACTCCCTACTCTATTATTCTATTCACTAATTAATTAATTCTTCCAAGTCGGATACAACTAATTCAAGTAATTCTTTTTGTTTTTCTGTTGTTTCAGAAAGTTTTATTTTCTTACCAAAATGTTTTTCTATTATGGCCATTGCTTCATCTGTCAAATCTTTTTCTGTAATTAAAAACCATAATCCTTTAGCTTTTTCTTTAATATCTTGAAAAGTCAATTTGTCTGAATTGTCAATATAATGTAAGTGTTTTTCATTAGAAAGTTTCGCACCGTGTTTGCCTTCTTCTTCAATTGAATTTGCAAGAGCTTCAACTAAATCTTCATAGCTGAATGGAATTTGATTTTTCATATATCTAAATCTACTTCCAGCTATTATACCAGGAGTTGATCTGGTATATAAAACTCTTTTACCGTTTCCATCTTCATCGTATTCAACATTAATATATCCTATTAAGTCTACGATTCTATTAACTATCTCATAAGCTCTACGCGGTATTGCAGGTCTAACAATAGTTTCATCTGCTCCTGCAGTTATTGGTTTTTCTTCAGAATGACTAATAAATATTAGCCCGTATCCAAGAAGAGTAAGTTCACGAAGAGTTTCTTCAAACTCTTTTTCACAGGCTTTATAAGCCCTCCCCCAGGCTACCTCTGATAAATCATCTACGTCTTCTTTGGCACAGATAAATTTTTCA